ACCACGTCGGGACAGCCGTTCGACGTGTGGAACGATGTCGCGACGCGATGGGCATCGGTAGGGCCCCTGTCGGGCAATGAGCGCTTCTCGACGCCACAGCTGGTGGCCAAGGAAATCGTCGAGATCCAGATCCGGCATTCGTCTGCCACGGCTGACATCCACCCCGGCGACCGCGTCGTCTTCCCCTCGAGCGCGGATCCCGATGCAACACCGACGGCCGTCTATGACATTCTCTCAGTGCACGAGATCGGCCGGCGCGAAGGGCAGAAGCTCCTGGCGGAACGGCTGCCCGTCCCCGACAGCGGCATCCCCGATCCGTTCGATCCGGTGCTGGTCGGGGTGTACTTCTGTTTCGACCCGTTCGACTTGGCGACGTTGTTGAAGCCGGGCGGGGCTGGACCCGTCACCGCGGATGGCGACTTGGTAGGCAGCGCGGTGAACAAGGGATCGGCGGGGGGCACATGGCTTAACGATGTCAGCGACGCAGTCTTTCACACCGCTGACGGGCTTCGGTGGGTAACCACGGGCAACGGTTTTCTCTTCCCGGCAACGCTGCCGCAGCCGTTCGACTTCGTGGTAGGCGCGCGCCGCGGCGGGGGTAGTGATAGCCGTCTGTTTTTCACGTTCGGCCCCAACGGTGTCACCGTCGACCGCAGCCAACCTAATGTGCAGATGTTCGCCGGCAATACGGTCCCCGTCCCTCTCTCTCTGCCGACTGTCAACACCGACATCATCCTGAGCGGTCGTTTCGACGGCCCCAACAGCCGCATCGCCCTGGACGACGGCGACTACTTCGCGGGCCTCAATGTGGGCACCAACGGTATCGGGAGTGAAGTTCTCGGAGGCGGCGATCGGCTGGCGCAAGCGCTGTTCTTTCCCCCGCTCACTGACTTGCAGATGACGCAAGCGCGGATGTTCGTTGCGGAACGGCAGGGCAGGGTGTTTTCGTAATGGTTGCCGATCTTCGCCCCGAGCTTCGGCTATTTCTACTGGACGATGCCGCGATCTTCTCGGCGGTCGGTGGCGCGCGCATCCACCCAGTCGTGATGCCCCAAGGCGAGAAGCGCCCCAGCCTGGTTTGCAACACCATCACCGAGACCACGGACCACCACACCCAGGGTCCCTCGGGGCTGGTCATGGTGAGGATGCAGATCGACGCCTATGCGACGCTTCCGAATGATGCCGATGCGCTGGCGCGCGCGGTCAAGGATCGTCTCGACGGATACCGGGGGCCGATGGGCGCCATTGATGTCCAGGGCGTGTTCGCCGAAACGGCGCGCACCGGCTACGAGTCCGAGCCGAAACTCTACAGGGTGGGTAGGGACTATCTAGTCTGGTATGGCGAGCGGTGAGCGATTGCTCCTGGCGCCGCGTCCTGCGCGCCAGTCCGGGGCGGCGTCACCGCCTCTATTATGCCGGCGATCCCGAAGAACAGTCCGCCGAACCCGCCGCAAAGAATGGCGAGCATCATGCTGTTGATGCCAACCATCTGGTGGGTGACGTACTTGGCTTGGGCCATAGCGGACATCCCGTCGAGTCCGAACACGGCGCCAGCAATCCAGAACAGTATTCCAAGTAGAACCATGAATCCGGTCATGTTCGCCCCTTTGATCGTCCGCTGACGACATAGCGATTTGCCGAGTCGCGCAAATGGTTTGCCGCGCAAAGTCACTACGCGCACCGTTCGTGGTGCGTTCCACACAGGAGCTGAGCCATGACCACGAATGCACGCATCGGATACGGCAACCTGCTGCAGATCTTCGACCTGACGCAGAGCCCGCCGGCTTGGACGACGCTCGCCGAAGTCGAGAGCATCACGCCGCCGGCGTTCGCCCGCGATGCACAGGACGCCACCCACACGGAAAGCCCCGAGGGCTGGCGCGAGTTCATCGCCGGACTGAAGGACGGCGGCGAGATCTCGGCGACGCTGAACTTCGTCGCCGACAGCGACACCACCTCGCGCATCCTGGCAACCTTCGACAGCAACACGATTCAGCAGTTCCGCATCCTGTTCAACGATGGTGACCAGGACAGCTCGCCGCTGACGTGCTCGCGATTCACGGTGACCGGCATCGTCACGGGCTTCGCCATCGAGGCGCCGATCGACAACAAGCATTCGGCCACCATCACTGTGAAGATCTCGGGCAAGCCGACGTTCGTGAGGGCGGCGTGATGCCCAACAAGGCCAAGGGCGAGGTCGGCTTCGAGGCTGGCGGCAAGGCGTATACGCTGGTCTACACGATCAACGCGTTATGCGAGCTGGAGGGTATTCTCGGCGACGGTGCCGCGGCGGCAGGGCTGGGTACCGAGGGCGCGCTGAGCGTGCGCCGTCTCAGGGCTTTCTTGTGGGCGGGGCTGCAGAGACACCACAAGGGCATCAGTCTCGACGCCGCCGGCGACATCATCGGTACCATCGGCCCGACGCGCGCGGTCCTCGTTGTCGGCGAGGCTATGGCCGCCGCATTCCCGGAGAACGCCGGTGGCCCTTTAGAGGCGGCGGCTCCGACCGCGGCAGTGGCGACTGGCTAGACCTGCTGGAGGAGTGGGTCGCGTGCGGGCAGCGCGAGCGCGACTTCTGGGGCCTTACACCACGCGTCATGACGGCCGTTATCCGTGGTGCCCATCGCCGCGCCGTAGAGGCGCACAACGGCCGCGCCTGGCTGGCATGGCATGTCGCGGTGCTGCCGCGCGCGAAGCGGATGCCGCCGTTGAGCAAGCTGCAGGTGCAGATGCGGCCGAAGCGGCAGACGTGGCGGGAGCAGATGGCGATCTGTGAGGCCATCGCCAGGGCCTATGCACCGAGGGGCGGAACGGCGCCACGGGCCGAGAAGCGCGCGCGGGGGGGCAAGGCGCCATGAAGGTCACGTTCAAGGTTGAAGGTCTCAGCGAGTGCGAGGAGGCCCTTGTTGACCTGGGACGCACAGGCAAGAACGCGCTGGGACGCGCCCTGCAGAAAGCCGGCGAAGTTGTCGCCACCGAGGCTTCGCGCCGTGCACCCCGTCTCACTGGTGACCTTGCCGAGTCCATCTCCGTGAGCACCAGGGCCAAGGATGCGGCACCGAAAGGGACGGCGAGGCGCTACGTCGGCAGCACCGGCAGCTTCGCTCACCTGCAAGAGTTCGGCACCGCGCACTCGGCACCACAGCCGTTCTTCCGTCCCGCCATCGACGCCATGGGCAAGGCCGTGATCGAGACTTTCAAGAGAGAGCTGAAAGTCGAGATCGACAAGGCCATCAAGCGACAGCAGCGCAAGAACGCGCGGCTTCTGGCCAAGGGACTGAAGGGGTAGAGCGCCATGGCCGAAGCAATTGCCGGCATCCGGTTCGACATGACCGCCAACAGCGCTGAGCTCGATGCGGCGCTGGGGCGGGCCTCGCGCTCAATGCGCCAGGCGCAGCAGGCCGGGCAGGCCGCGGGGGCGGCGATCGCCGCTGCGTTTACGCGGATTGGCGGCATACTCGCGGGGGCGTTCGCTGTGGAACGTCTCGTGGAGTTCGGGACACGGGCCCTTCAGACCGCGGCGGCGATCGGCCGCTTCGCTGACCAGGCCGGCTTAACGACAGAGCAGTTCCAGCGTCTCGACTTCGCGTTGCGCGACGCGCGCGTGCCGCAAGAGCAGCTGTCGCAGGCGTTCGCGATCTTCTCGCGCAATCTCTCCGACCTGCAGCGCAACACCGGGGGGTTCCTGTCGTTCCTGCAGGACGCGGCCCCCGGTCTGGTATCCGTCTTCCGCAACACGCGTGACGTGAATTCGGCGTTCCTGGCATTGACGGATGCCGCGGCCACGCTGCGGGACGGCCACGACCGTGTCAGACTGGTGCAGGCTGCGATGGGCGAGCAGGGCGCACGCCTCGTGAACGTCATGCGCCAGGGCAGCCAGGCCATGCACGAGCAGGCTGCTTCGGCCCACGTGCTCTCAGACGCGCAAATCCAATCCGCCACCGAGATACAGCGCCGGTGGGATGACGCAGTTCGCGCCATCACATTTGCCGCCCAACGCATGGGCGTTGCCATCGCCGAGGCGCTCCGCATCATCGAGATTCCGCGCCTCCAGCAGCTGCAGCAAGAGGTCGCGCGGACGCGCGCCGCGTTCGAAGTCGCCGAGTTCGATTTCCAGATGATGCGTCGCTCGCGGCAGGAGGACGAAGCGACCATCCGCCGTGTCACCGAGGCTTGGCAAGCCTACACCCGCGCATTGCAGGCGCTGAGCCCGGTCACCGCGACGCTCGGGCCGCAGATACGTGCCATTGCCCTGGCCGTGGCGCAAGGCGGCACCGGGTGGGATCTGGAGACGCAGCGGATCCGCGGGCTCAATGCACAGATGCAGCTGTTTATGGCGCAGATGCAGACGGCCCCCAACGCTGCGATAGAGGCCAGCAGGGCATTCCAGCAGGCGTGGACCCACACCACGGCAGTGCTGGAAGCCAACAATGCCACTCAGGCTGAGCGCGACCTTGCCCGTCTGAACCTGATGCGCCAGGTCGACGGCGAGCAGCAGCGCATACTTGCCGGGACGCTGACGGCGGAAGAAGAGCTGCAGCGGCGCCGCACCGAGCTTCACCACGCGCATACACAGGAAATCATTTCCGAGGCGCAGCTGAACCGAGCGTTGCAGATCGCCGAGATGCAGCGCGTCTCTGCCATGGTGGGCGCGATCGGGACGGGACTGCAGGCCATGGCGTCGGCATGGCCGAAGCAGAAGGCGTTCGCGGTCGCCGCTACCACGGCGAGCACCATCCAAGCGGTGATGAAGGCGTGGAGCGAGCCGTCGCTGCCGTGGCCGCTAAACGCGGCCGTCGCAGGCATGATCGCGGCTGCCGGCGCCAGGAACATTGCCACGTTGATGTCGACTAATCCCGGCAGCTCGCCGGCGATCCCGTCCGTTGGCGGCGGCACTGCGCCGGATGCGGGGGCGGGACAGGCGCCGCAGCTGCTGCAGATCAACCTGCACGGTGACAGAGACTTCTCGCCCGGCAGCGTCGCCGATCTGCTCGAGCAGGTCGGCCAGCACTTCTCGGACGGCGGCAGCCAGAACGTGCTCAAGGTCATCAGGGGTATGTGAGAAATGCCCGTCGTCATCAGCCAGGCCCTTCTGCTCAATCCCCCTGTTGACGTCCACCTGAACACGCCCGTGTTCGGCTGGCGCAACCTCGCCGAGGGCGCCACGGTGACGGCGACCACAGAGGATGGCGACCACCCCGCCACCAACCTCGCCAACCCGAGCACGGCGCTGCGGTGGCTTGCATCCCCTGGTTCCCCCGTTGCCGACGAATTCCTCACGGTGACATTCGGGACACCGCAAGAGGTCGATTACCTCGGCATCGCCGTCCACAACTTCGGCACGGGACAGTTCCCTCTCAGCGTCGAGGTCGACGCCGGCGGCTCGCCACAGTGGGAAGAGGTGATCGAGGAACACATCCCCGCGAACGATGACCCTCTGCTGTATCGCTTCACCCCGCAGACCATCATCGCCATCCGCCTGCGGATACAGCCGAGCGAGCTCGCGGCCATCCCCTTCGCGGCGGTGCTGCACACCGGCAAGCTGCTGGTGATGCCGCGCGGGACGCACACCGACCACGTGCCCATCAACCTGGCCATCAAGACCAACGTCATGACGGGTCGCAGCGAGACCGGCAACTTCCTCGGGCGCGTCGTGCTGAGCGAAAGCACAGATACCAGCATCGCGTTCCGGCAGCTGGGCGCCACCTGGTACCGCAGCGAGATGCAGCCATTCATCGCCGCGGCGAAGAGCGATCCCTTTTTCTTCGCGTGGAAGCCACAAGAGTTCGCGCGTGACGTCGGCTACTGCTGGCTCACGGGTGACCCCGAACCGACCCGGCATTTCGATACGGGCACCATGGCGGTGACGCTGCAGATGGGCGGAGTGGCGATCTAGCCATGACAATGCGCAGCTTGCAGTTCGTCGAAGTTGACACGCCGGCGTGGGAAGTCGGGTCGCCCATAGGGCCCGATGTGACCTGGCGCTTCGCCATCCCGACCGACTACCTGCCACGCGACGTCGACGCCATCCCGAGCGTGGCGTCCATCAGCTACAGCCCGGCCACCATCTCGCTCGGCGAGAACCTGGGGCAGCGCGCCAGCCTGACGATCACGTTTCGGGATCATCGCCACATCATGGGGGGCGAGGCCTTCGGCAGCGGGACGTTCTGGGGCAAATGGCGTGCCCGCTACATGCAGAAGCTGCGGGGGCGCGCCATCAGATGGCTGAACGGCCTCGAGGGGCAGTCCCTCGCCGAGATGCCGACGCGGCACTTCTTCATCGACAGCACCGACGGCCCCACACCCGAGGGCGTCTATACGATCGTCGCCAAGGACCTGTTGAAGTTCGCGGACGATGATCGCGCCCTGGCACCACGTCTCAGCAACGGCAAGCTCGCCGGCAGCATCAACAACGCCGTCACTGCGGCCGTGCTGACGCCGGCGGGCATCGGCAATGCCGAGTATCCCGCGGCCGGCCACATCTGCATCGGCGGCAAGGAAATCGTCAGCTTCACGCGCAGCGGCGACAATCTCACGATCACACGGGCTCAGCTCAACACCCTGGCGATCGCGCACGACGCCGGCGAGCGCGCCCAGCTGGTGCTCAACTACGACGGGGACGACGCCGCCGATATCCTCTCGGATCTCTTCACCGCCTACGCCGGCATCGATAGCGACTTCATCCCGCTCGCGGAATGGCAGGCCGAGACCGCGGCGAACCTCGGTGTCATCTATGCCCGCGCAATCACCGAGCCGACGGCGGTGAAGACGCTCGCGGCGCAGCTCATAGAGCAGGCCGGGCTGGCGGTGTGGTGGGACGAGCTCGCCCGCGTCGTCCGGCTCGAGGTGCTCACGGAAATCGCCACCGACGCCGCCACGTTCGACGAAGACGCCATCGTCGAACGCACGCTCAAGGTGAAGGACCAGCCGGAGAAGCGGATCTCTCAGATCTGGACGTACTTCGGCCAGCGCAATCCGACCGACCGCGGCGACGACGAGGACAACTACCGCAACGCCCTCGCCGACGTGGACCTGGAACGCGAGGATGAATACGGGTCCCCGCTGATCCGCAGGATCGTCGGGCACTGGATCGCGACCGAGAATGCCGCACAACGGCTCAACCAGGTCCAGCTCTCGCGCTTCCGGGACCCGCCACGCAAGTTCAACTTCGACCTCTTCCCTGGTGCCCAGATACTGGCGGGACAAGGGTACCGTCTGAGATGGCGCCAGAACCAGGACACGGACGGCATCGTTGTTGCGGATGGCGCCCCCATCCAGGTCACCAGGGTTGCGGTGGAAGCCGGCGTGATCCGCGTCGAGGCCGAAGAGATGCTGGCCTCTGGCGTCGTGGTGCTCACCAACGTCGTCATCCTGACGGCCACCGGCGGCGTCTTCAACTGGCCGGTGCCCGCGAGTTGGAATGACGCCAACAACTCGATTCACTGCATCGGTGGGGGCGGCGCCGGCGGGTCCGGCACCGGCAATGGCGGCGGTGGCGGCGGCGGTGGTGGGGCTTATTCGTCGATCGCTAATCTCGACCTGACGCCTGCGGCGAACGTGCAATACCGTGTCGGCAGCGGTGGTACCGGATCGTCCGGCAACCCCGGCGGCGCCGGCACGGATACGTGGTTCAACGGCGCCAATCTCGCGGCGTCATCCGTCGGCGCCAAGGGCGGGCTCGGCGGCACCACGGGCAATGTCAACGCCGGCGTCGCCGGCGGCTCCGCCACCAGCGGCGTAGGCGACTTCCGGTCATCCGGCGGCAACGGTGGCGGTGGCGCCCCCAAGGGGGAGACGCGTGCCGGTGGCGGTGGCGGT